GAATTGCCCAGGTCAAGCTAGTAGCGTAGTTGTGTAATTTAGTTTCACCTCGTAAATCTTTCAATCTAACGTGTGGACGTTCCCAAAGATTAATCCTTTCAGCTGTCCCGACAATATATTCTGTCCGGTCATTTGTGATGGCTTGGTTCTTTGCTGCGCTAGCCAGTCCGTTTGTGATTTTTTCACCTCTAAAATCAAGTAAGATTTCTGATTTTTGCGATGGTTCGGTATCGGCTTCTTCACGGTTCCCGATTTCTAAGGTTCCATTTTGATTAACTAGACCGATATATCCATTCTCAGCATTATGTTTGACTTTAACGATCGGAAATGCTCTCTCTGTGCCATTATTTGTAAGATCAAACACCATCTTTCCTGCTTCGCTAGTTGCGTTTTTGTCGCTATCAAATCGCTTATAGACTGAACTATGAGCCACACCATCAGGAATGATGAACTTAATAGAGCCGTTTGAACGTCTCCCGCTTGCCTCTTGCATAGAGATATCATCGATTACCATGGCCAGATAATACTTGTCTGGTTCATCTGAAAAGGTCAACTCTTTAGGACTATCAACATTAAAAATACCCGCAAGCTTGTGCTTGAGGGTATTTCTGTCTTTGGACCAGATGGAGAAGTCCACCTTGATATATTTCGCATCAATAGTTTGTTGCTGGATATTCACACCAATTCTTGGGGCATGATCGATAGAGATAGAGCGATTGTTCCCGATATCTCGTTGGATGTCATGGATTTCAATAAACTCTCGTAAATCTGTTTTATTAAAACGCATAGTCACTTCGCTCATTCAATCACCCCTTTCATTCTTAGTAGCATTTTCTCACGCTCTTTCTGAGTTTTAGTAACGATATCCGTAACTTTTGAGCTGTCTAAATAAGCGTTTGTGTCTTTGTTAAGGATAGCAGTAAGCAATTTTTCTAAACTTGCTCTCAGAATCCTCATCTCAGACACAACTTTATCTGTATCTTGCCCATTTTGGACGCTAGTAGTCTGAATTGTGATATTACGTTGCGCTTCTTCCATTTCACGGAGGAACTTCGCATCGCTCGGGATCCCGATACCAGAAGCGTATTTCGGAACATCCATCTCACGCATCAAACGTCTGGTCTTATCCGCTCGCAAGACCTTAGAACCTCTTGGAAGAGGAAGTAAGACATCTCGACCTTGTGGGATGAAACTCCGACCATTCGGAAGAGTAACCATTTCCTTGTAGTTGCTATTTCTTTGGTCGTTAACGATAGCAAGCCCACCAGGGTGATAGTTTGTCCCGTGAGCGTGCTTGCTCGCAAAGATATTCGTAAAGAAATTACCAGTAACGCTGTCAATCCAGCTCTTAATACCTGAAAGAACACCGGATGCATTATCTCGGGCGTTGATAGTAACAGTTTTATCTTGAATACCATTAACGCCACTTTTGACCTCGCTAACAGTGTCATTAGTGCTATTCTTGGCAAGGATATTCACTGGATCATATTGCTTGATAGCATTGATAGCACCGCTCGTCTCATTTCGTACACCGCCTGTTTGGTCAGCAGCAAACAAATTGATAGGAGCTTCTTGTTTGGGTGAATTAACACTCAAAATCGCACTTCCGACAGCTGCGCTCGTATTATCCACCGCATCCAGAGATTTAGTCTCAGCAGATGCAAAATTCCAAGCCGTAATCTTATCGATAGATAACTGGCCATTGTTCAAAACATTCGTAGGATCTGCTTTCAAATCTTTTGTAAACGGAGTCGTAGCATTCCAGGTTGTCAAAGTATCAGTAGAGCGAGCAACTGCTTTTTGGATACTCTCATCATTGGCCAACAACTCCTTCTGTTTTGGTGTGAGTGATTCATAGTTAGATAGAGCCTTTGAAGCTTCCTCTGCCTTATTCATGACATCGGCATTTTTCATGAGGAGTTCTTTGACTTTAGCTGGCATGCTGTTCCATATTTTAAGATGGGTTTCACTATCAAAGATAGCTTGTAGACCGGCTTGATTCTTGACAATTAGTTGCTTCTCTTCGAGAGTCATGTCTTTCCATTTACCGGATTCGACAAGAGCTTCAGCGATAGTCACACGAGCGTTTGAGTTGATATCCGCAGTCTTAGCGATAAACTGCAATTGTTCCCAACCTTCCGCAGATTTGGCAGCCTCTCCGATAACTTCCTTAACATTGGATTTAACTTGAAAATTCCCATTCTTATCAATGTTACCGACCAACAATGACCATGCATCGTTAGCCTCTTTCACTTCCTTGCTCATTTCACTAGTATAGTTAGCAAGGATGCTATGCGAATTACCTACCTTTTGAGAAGCTTCAGCAGCTTTCTTCCCGATTTCTTCATAGGATAGACCGTACTCTTCCAGAACTTTCTTGGCTTCTTCCCAGTAGTTCCAACTTTGACCAGTTCGAGCTTTTACCTTTTCATCGAGATTTCGCATGACCTGGTAATACTTACTTCCCAGAGCTTCCATAGTTTGAGTATGGTTTGCTTCTAGAGTTTGCAATTTCTTGTTGTAAGTCTCTTGGTCGATAGCCTTTCCGTCTAACAACTCTTTCAGCTCACTTTTTGAGTTCTCGTAGAGTTTCTTTTCCTCATCAAGTGCTTGTTTTAAAACATCTTTAGTATGCTTCAATTGTGTTTCATTCAGACTTCTGACATCACCATTCAAAGCTTGTAAAGCGGCCTTCTGCTGATCAGCTGACAGATTCATCATAGACAGTTTTGCCTTAATCATCTCATTCTGATTGTTCAGGATGATTTCTTTCTCCTCTTGAGAGAACTTGCTCGCATCTCCGTTATGACGTTGATAAATCTCATTAATTTGATTCATCATAGCCTCAGTGTTAGAGACGACCTGACCATTTCTTTCCTTAGCTTTGGCAATATCGTCCTCACTAAGGCCCCACTTGGCGCCCAACTCTTCCATTCGTTTGTTGGTCTTATCGGCAGCAGTCGCTATTTCTTCATAAAGTTTTTTAAAGGCTCCAGAGACCTTGTCGGCATCTCCAGCATGAGTACCGAAGTTTGCGACAGCCGTACTGGTTTCATCAACAGTCTTTTGAAAACTTCGCAATTCTCCACGAGCAGTATCGCTCAACTGAGAACCGAACTCTTCCGTCTTAATACGAGCCTTGTCTTTCTCGTTTCCAAGATAAACAAGTGCGGCGGTAGTAATGCCGAGACCTCCGACTATTAAACCAAGAGGATTCGCAAGCGTCCCCATTGATGTTGTTAGAAGCCCTGTTGAAGTTGATGCTGATGCAGTCGCATTTCCAAGCGCAACTGCTCCACCAGATGCCAATTTAAAGGCAGACGATAGATTCCCGGTTGTTCTAAAAGCTTGGAAAGTCTTGAGCATTAGAGACATTCCACCAACCGCTTTACCAGCTCCCTTAGTAAGCCAACCGAGTGCCTTTGTAAGGTTTCCGATAATTCCAAAACCTTTCCCTAAAATACTTAAAGCTGGACCAGCTCCTGCAGTTAATGCAGCCCACTTAAGAACATTTCTTTGTTGCTCTTCAGACATGGAGCTGAACTGTTTAGCCATTTTAGCCAAGGTGTCAATCCAAGGTTTTGCAGCAGTTAAACCGTCACGTAGAGCCTTCAGAAGAGGCCCACCAAACTCAATAGCTAAGTCGGTTACCTGGTTCTTAAACATCTTCAGTTGTGATTCTGTGGTCTCATATCGCTTATTAGCTTCATTGGTCAGAGCAGTATTCTCTTTCCAGGCCTTGTTTGAACGATCAACAGCATCGCCCATTTTATCAGAGGCTAGAGCCAAGGATTTCAACATGTTACTTTGTCGAATACCCGTCATTCCAAGTTGCGCCAAAATAGCGTTCATGTTCACGCCTTTATCTTGTGCATCCTTGAGCCCTTTGATAAAGGATTGCAAGGCAACGACCGGTTTCTCTTTCCAAGCCTGTTGAAACTCCTCTGAGGTCATTCCAGCAGTTTTGGCTATAAGGTTCAAGTCATCCGCTGCGCCCTTACCTGTCAATGAAACAGCATTCCCAATAGCAGTCAAAGTTTGAGTCATAGCAGTACCACCAGCCTCAGCCTCAATACCAACCGAACTCATCGCAGTAGCAAGACCAAGGATATCTGGAGCAGTTAAACCAGCTAACTTACCACCAGCCGCCAAACGGTTGGTCATCTCAACGATGTCACGCTCAGTTGTCGCAAAGTTGTTACCCAAGTCAACAACAGATGCCCCAAACCGTCCATATTCGTCCGATGTTAGACCAAGGATATTTGCAATCTTGGCAATGGCTGTCGCAGCTTCTTCAGCGCTCAAGTTAGTTGATTCTCCCATGTCAATCATGGTTCGAGAGAAGGTAAGGATATCCTCTGCTTTGATACCTAACTGACCAGCAACTTCTGCTACATTTGCGATTTCAACAGCACTAGCTGGCAATTCTTTAGCCATTTGACGAATGCCATCAGATAGGTTCTTGTAGGATACGGTTGCGGTCTCATCTACTGTCTTCTTGACGCCTGCAAAAGCAGATTCATAGTCGACAGCTGCTTTCGTGACCATACCAACACTAGCAACCAAAGGAAGAGTCAAGCCAGTAGTCAGCTTACCTCCCAAGCTCGAAACGTTGTCACCAAAATTCTTGATTTTATCGCCACTTTTGATAAGTCCGTCTCCGAATTTATTGATGCGATTCGCAAAGCTATTCTCCTTACCAACCGCGATCAAGGCTTGTTGCACGCTACGAAGTTGACCTTCCATAGCTGTCAACTTAGCATTCTCACGCTCAATCTCAGCAGCAGCCTTGTCAAATTTAGCCGTACCAGGTTCGAGAGCGTCAAAGCTTTTCTTCATCTGGTCCAAAACACTTTTTTGCGCTTCAATCGCTTGACCAAGTGTCTTGTACTTAGCTTGAAGCAAGTCTGTGTTTTTCCCATTGTTTTTAAGGGAGCTGTCTAGCGCCTTTACATTGCTTTGAAAGTATTTAACCGCATTCTTAGCACCATTTAGAGTAGGATTGAACTTCGACACGTCCAGCCCTAGCTCGATATACATTTGACCTAACGGCGTTCCACCTGCCATTCAAATCCTCCTTTTTAAATCATTTCTAGAAAGTCAGCAAGATCCATGACTTCCTCAGCTTTAGCAGATTCAGTTTCACCAAGAACGCCCATCAGGTCCTCCCAGCTAGTATCCATGACATCACGGATACTCATACCATAAGGGCCCTCAGTAGCTTGCTTAACAAATCCATAAAACCGTTTCAGCGCTTCACTTGGCTTTATTTTTTCTCCTTTGGGTCAACATCACCCACCAAATGAGAGTAAATGTCTGCAAATACCGCAAAAATATCCGCCATATCTGTGTATTTCAAAAGTTCTTCCACTTCCAAATCTTCAAACAATGAGGCGATAAATTCCAATTGCTTGTCTAGTTTTTCAACTTCAGACAAGTCAGAAGATAGTGCTTCGTTGAGAATCAGGTAGTCACGATAGTCCTTAGTAGTAATTTCCTTACTGGTCTTTTGAACATCTTGACCTTTCTCATTTTTAATTAAAAATTTAACCTTAGCCATATACTTTCCTTTCTAGAAAAAAGATAAAAAGAGAGCTTGCGCCCTCTTCCTACCCTGCAGCAACCATTTTAAGTTGACCTTTGAGTTTCTTGATTTTTTCTTCGTCGTTACCAATGTACTTGCCATAGTAATTGCCTTTGATTTCTTCATCATCGCTTGCAATGGCTGAGAAGCTCAAGTTATCGTCTGGAAGCTCCTCTTGCTTCTCTTTCTGAGTTTCAAATTCTTCAGAATCCATTGAGAAGGTACCCTTGAAGAAACCGACTTGCGCTTTCGTGCCGTTTGCTGTTTTAGATTCAAGCATAACTGAACAAAGTGGAGCAGCGCTATCCTCACCAATATAAACGATTTCGTCCTTAATTACATGTCCAAGGATTTTGGCAAGAACCATATGAGGAATGTCAACAGCTGTCATTTCCATCTTCACATCACCTACACCACGATTTGATGTGTAATAAGCGACATCACTTCCGTAAGTTTTAACAGGTTCACTTGAAAGCCCTGTAATCTTAGCGGTACGAGTCGCACCCTCACCAGTTTTACCTTCTACCACAAAAAGGTTTTTTCCAAGTGTTGGAGTAGCTTCTCCATCCAACAAACGAATTGTCATGCGTTTAAAACCAACTAATGCCATTTATAGCACCTCTTTCTTTATTTTAGTATTCTTCGTATAGAGCACTCTGACCTTTGTAGGTCCGAGCATCTACATAGCGTTTGATTTCTGGAATCCATTCATCCAAACCACCACTGGTTTGATAAAATCCCTGGTCTTCCATAATCTTTTCAATTTTTCTTTGGAGTACTTTGCACTCCATGTAATTAGTAGACTCTACATTGACCTGATAGAGAAATGTCTTAGCCAGACTCGTATTACTACCATGAACCGCCTGCATCGGCGGACCGACTGGCTTGATAACGATACTTGGCTCATTATTTGGTAGCGAGTCAGGACGTTTAAAAGATTTAATACTGATTCCAGCTAAAGACTCATCTTTTTTCAAAGCCTCATAGAGTTCATTAAACTTATCTTTAACCATCTAAAACCCCTCTATCTTCAAATGGCTAGCGATTCTGTATTTGTATGTTTTAGCATGAGCTTCTGAAAACCGTCTGATAACACCGAATCCTCTTGGATGTGGATTCTTACCATATCCAAACTCATTCAAGTGAACCAAACGCCAGCGAGACCCTTCGCCAAAACCAATTTTCACAACAGGAACACCACTAGCAAGACCCGTCACACGTCCAGCAGTAGCACTTTCGATGGTTTCTCCAGTATCTTTGTAGACTTGCAGAGCGCCTTTGAACTCTTCTAGAGT